GTTTGGTGTCCAAGTAAGAGATACTGCAACCTTTGTCATATCTTTAAGAACTTGGGAGAGATTTATATCACTGGACTCTAACCTTGCAACTTCTCTAAGACCTAACGAAGGAGATTTAATACATTTCCCTCTCAGTGGTTCAATGTTTGAGATTAAATTTGTAGAACATGAAAATCCATTCTATCAAGTGGGTAAATTATTTGTATTCAAATTGCAATGTGAATTGTTTGAATATAGTGGAGAAGATTTCGATACTGGAACAAACGCAGACTTAGTAGAACTAGACCAAGCATATCAAGTTAAATTAACTATGTTTAATACTGGTAGTGGTAATTATACTGTCAATGAGAATGTCACTAAAGATGGAGTTGTTGTTGGGGAAGTGGTTTCATGGTCTCCACAAAATCATTTATTATCCGTAAAAGACAATACAATAACACTTGCAGTTAATGATGTTTTAATTGGTGCAAGTTCAGCTGCAGAATATACTATTCAATCTATAGAAGATGTTCTAACATTCGGTAATGATGGAAATGCACAAAATAAAGACTTTGAAGATACTGCAGACAACTATCTAGACTTCTCAGAAACCAACCCTTTCGGTGAGGTCACATAATGTTTGGTACATTTTTTTATAATGAGACAACAAAACGTGCAGTGTCTATATTTGGAACACTATTTAACAATATAACAATTAAAAAAATAAAAGATGATGGTACTGTTTTAACAGAACAGAAAGTTCCTATATCATACGGCCCTAAACAGAAATTTTTACAAAGACTTGCAGAAGAACCAAATCTAAATGATAACAATAGAACTGCAATTAGTTTACCTCGTATAGCATTTGAAGTTAGTGGTTATGAATATGATGCAACAAGACAGCAAAACAAACTTATAAGACATCAGAAGACCACCTTAGACACCGCTGACACGACTAAAAGGTCTTACCAGTATCAACCTGCACCCTACAACCTATCGTTTAACCTAAGTGTTTTAGCGAAGAATATGTCAGACGCATTACAGATTATAGAACAAATTTTACCATACTTTCAACCTGAATATACAGTCACTATGAAAATGATTGATTCAATGACTGATTATAGAGATGTTCCAATTATTCTAAATTCAGTATCTATGGAGGATACGTATGAAGGTGATTTTACAGAAAGAAGAGTTATAGAATATACACTTTCTTTTACAATGAAACTAAATTATTTCGGGCCTGTTTACAATGGTAAAGTTATTAAAAATGTTATTGAAAGAGAATACATTAATACTACAAGTGGTTTATTTACAACAAGTCAGATAGATGGTTCAGGTCTAGTGAAAGAAGTAAAACACTATGAACCTGCATTTGCAGAAACAACATCTACTGCAGTATCTAGTTCCACAACAATACCATTTGCAACTGCAATAAATAGTTCTATAAGTGTAGGCGATGAAGTATTTGGAACAAACTTAACAACCAATCCAACTATTTCAAGTATTACAGAAAACAAACTATCAATAGTGGTTTCAGCTGCAGTGACATTAGATGCAAAAACTAACCTAAAATTTGTAGGTTCAGTAGACCCAGGCGATACATTCGTTGTTGCAGAAACCGTGACTTTTTATGATGATGGTTCACCTTCGACATTTACAGAAGATAAAGTGACCGATGCAAGTTAATTATGGCAAAAGATATAGACTCGAAATTAAATGATGTTCTTGACATTTCTTCAGAAATAAAGAAAGAAACAACTCAAGTAATCAAAAAACCACCCCAGTCAGATAATGTTCAGACGGACTATAAGTACACTAGAGAAAATCTCTATGGTCTTGTAGAACGAGGACAAGACGCAATAGACGGTATTCTAGATGTTTGTAAAGAAACTGAAAATCCTCGTGCATACGAAGTTGCAGGTCAGTTAATAAAGACTGTAGGTGAAACTGCAGAGAAGTTATTAGACGTTCAAACCAAATTGAAGAAGTTAGAAGACGAAAACGGGAGTGTAAAAACACAACATAATCATTTATATGTTGGTTCTACTTCAGAACTTCAAAAGTTTCTAAAGAAAGAAAGTAAAAAAGATGACAGTTAATAAGAATGAAGGTTATCTTGGAAATAATCTCATTAAAAGAGCGGGTATTGAAACTCAATACGCAAAAGAAGAATTAGATGAATATCTAAAATGTTCTAAAGACCCTTGTCATTTTATAGAAAATTATACACAAATTATATCACTAGACGAAGGTATGGTTCCTTTCAAACTTCGTGGATATCAAGACAAATTAATAAAGCACTATGACGATTCTCGTTTTAGTGTAGTTCTTGCATCACGTCAAAGTGGTAAATCAATCACTTCTTGTGCATATCTATTATGGTTTTTATTATTTCACCCCGAAGTGACTGTTGCAATCCTTGCTAACAAGGGTGCAATTGCAAGAGAGATGATTGCTCGTCTTGTCACTATGTTAGAGTCTGTACCATTCTTCTTACAGCCAGGTGTTAAGATTCTAAACAAAGGGTCTATTGAATTTGCAAATGATAGTAAAGTCGTTGCAGCTGCAACCTCTTCAAGTTCTATTCGTGGTATGTCAATTAACCTACTATACTTAGATGAGTTTGCATTCGTAGACGATGCAGAGACATTCTATACTGCAACATATCCCGTTGTGACCTCGGGTAAAGACTCAAAGGTTATTATTACCTCTACTGCAAATGGTGTGGGTAATATGTTCCATAAGATATATGAGAGTGCAGTTCATGACCAATCAGAATATAAATCATTCACAATCAACTGGTATGACGTGCCAGGCAGAGATGAAGCATGGAAGAAAGAGACAATTGCAAACACTTCAGAAGCACAATTTGAACAAGAGTATGGGAACTCATTCTTAGGAACAGGTTCTACACTTATTAATTCTAATACATTATTGGGTCTGAAGTCTATAGATTCGGATTGGGTTAAAGATGGAATAAATCTTTACCAAAGACCTATAGAAAATCATAACTATATATGTACAGTTGATGTATCACAAGGTAAAGGATTAGATTATTCCACATTTACTATATTTGATGTTTCGTCTCAACCATTCCAACAAGTCTTGGTTTATAGAGATAATACGACCTCACCTATGTTGTTGGCAGACATAATTAATAAATATGTTAGACCATATAACGAAGCACTTGTTATTATAGAAAACAACGCAGAAGGTGGTATGGTCGCACAACAGTTGCATTATGATATAGAATACCCTAGTGTCTTTACCCAAGGACAAACTAAGGCAGAAGATATCGGTGTGACAATGAATAAACGAATTAAGAGAATTGGTTGTTCTACTCTGAAAGAAATACTAGAAGAGAATCGACTAAATATAGTAGATAGAGCAACAATAACAGAACTTATGACCTTTGTTATTAAAGGCAACTCATATGAGGCTGATAGGGGTTATAATGATGATTTGGTTATGAACAATGTATTATTTGCATGGTTTATAACAACAGAATACTTTCTTCACTTAACAGATACTAGAGTTAAGGACTTATTGTACTCAGAACAACAAAAGTTGATAGAAGATGATATTCTACCTGCAGGAGTGTTTGGTGGAATACAGGGTGAAGAAGAAACATTCGTAGATTCAAACGGAGATAGATGGTTCACAATAACCTAAATAAATATATTGTTAGAGTTATTAAAGTTATAAATATATCAAGTAAAACAAACTTTTTACATTAACAGGAGAAAAGTATGGCATTTCAAGTATCACCAGGCGTACAGGTCAAAGAAGTCGACCTTACAAATGTTGTACCAGCAGTTTCAAGCACTACAGGTGCTTTCGCAGGTTCATTTCAATGGGGCCCTGTTGATGAAGTAATAACAGTTTCAGATTCAAAAGGTTTAAACAGTGTGTTCGGAAACCCTGCAAATACAGACGCAGGTTCAGAAGATTATTACACTGCAGAATCTTTCCTAAAATATGGTTCTTCATTGAGAGTGGTAAGATTAAATTCAACAGGATTGTATTCTGCTAACGCAAGTTCAGCTGCAACA